AAACTTTGTAGCTGGAGTTTGAAATAGGTTAACAGCTGGGCTGTTGCCAGATATATACTCCATTTTATTTGTGAAAGCTCCAGCGGCGTCAGCAACAGCATTCGATGCTTTTGCTACATTGTAATCGGTTTTAATATTGAAAGCTTCAACGGTTACAGTTGCTGTAGGTAATCCACCAACAGCAGCTTCAAAAGAATAATCTGTAACAAAACCGTTTCCGATTGCCACAACAGAATTTGTTCCATCAAATGTATCTGATTGACCAACAACGTCTTCACCGTCATCAACGGTTAAAATGTAATAGTTATTTCCTTGTGTATCTTGTAAAAGGCCAGAAATAGATTGAGCTCCTAGTCTGCCTGTAGACATGAGGCCATCAGTTACGCCAGCTTTTAATCCTGTCATATTGAAGCCCATTAGTCTTTCATTGTAGCCATCAGTAACATAATAGCTAAAATCGAGACCAACTGTAGGTGGTTCTGTTACGAGTGTATCGATACGAGCTAGTTTACCGAATTCGTTGATATCCTGTCTATTTAACGTAAAGTTAAAGTTACAGTTTTGAATACGGTCCATTTTTTTAAGTAGCGAAATACCAGACTTAAATTGATCTAGAGAATCAGGGCCGAATTCTGTTGCGTTCGATGCGAATAGCTCAGGGCCTGATGCTACACCGCTAACTTGAGCTCCAGTAGAGCTAGGAGCGATAAATAAAGCTTGACTTTGGTAAATTACACGATTTCTTCTTGCCATAATATTTTTTAGTTAAATTGTTATTTTTATTTACAGTTTATGTGGTATATTGTGAAATTTTATAATCTGGGATATCTATTTGTTTTGATCTCAAATTCAATAAAACCAATATTTAATTCTGGATTTAGTTCTTTTAAGTTATTATCTCTTATTTTTGAAGTTTCTACGTCTGCTACGTAAAATTTTTCAGGACCACATTCAGCAACTACATTTTTGTAGTCATAACCAGTGCTGTAAACGCCAGTTTTCAACAAGCCAAACTCAGCTATAGGGTGACAATTCATTGGTATTTTTCCAATAACTTCATTAAAAGAATCAGCAAAAGTACTTAAAACACCATCTAGTTGGTATAAATTTTCACAAAATGCGACAGCCTTGACATAACATGTAGTTAGATCTTCTCCCCCAAAAGAAAAAGGTTCGTTATCAATTTCTTCCATAGACACAAAAACAGAAGGTGTCGCCGGAGTGTACGGTTTTACATAATTTTCAGATATTGTAAATCTGCTATTTGTTATGTATTTATTTTCAATTATTAATTTATCTTCTGTTTGATCTGTGATATAACTGTTTATTTCTTTTACTGTGTAAGTTCCGGAAATATCTAATCCAGTATTTACGCCACTATTAAAAATCACCCTTCCATTGTCAAAATCAAATTGCATACCACTTGTTCCCGTCGCGAGAAATGTGCCGTCTACTGTTAATCCGCTAGGTATTGTTGCGCCAGTGATACTGTGGTCGTAAACCCACTGTTTATAGGGAGATCCATAGACAACTTTACTGCCGCCAAGTCTTTCGTCGTTATAATTATAAAGTTTTGTGCTGTAAGTTTTGTAAGCTTCTACTTTTTTAAGTAAAAAATTATCAAACCAAAGAAAAAAGCTATTTATTAAATCATGTGAAAATGCTGGTTTCATATTTTAATGTTGTTTAAATCTTTAAATTTTTTTTCGTATTTATTTATTAGCGCAGAAATATATTGAGTATTTCTAAATCTAACCCCTTTTTGAACTTGTTTTTTTGCCTGAATGCCAAATCCAGATCTACTTCCTTGAGATTTTCTTAAATAATAACCAAGTCCTGATATACCTCTTTCAATTCCTCTAGCCCAACTTCTTCCTGACGCCCAAGGTAAAGGTGTAACAGAAAAAATTGTTTTAGCGCTAGGTATTTCAAATGTCGCTAGCGCCACGCCAGATGCAGCGCCTCCGTGTATTCTGAATGTGGATTTTTGTAATAAATCTTTTATTGGTGCTATGGGGTTATCGCCAGCACTAAAACCAATGAAAGAAAATAAATTAGTAATATTGTTTAAAGTTCCTGATATGTTTGAAGCATCTATTCCCGCTTCTATTTCTCTAGTCACAGGATGATCGTTGAATTCTTCTAGCATTTGATTTTTTATTTTTTCAAATTCTTTTTTTATAGCATTTCGCCTAGCTAGCACGAAGTCTTTATCTCTTTCTAAGTTTTTAAATAAATTTTTGTAAGGCGATGCCATTATTCTTCAGGTTTTAAATATAATGTATAGTATTTATTGTCAAATAATCCATGAGGTCTGAAAGATGAATTCAGCACGTATCTTTTGCCGTCTAAATCAAATCTTTTTGCGTCTTTTATATAAGCGTAGTCTGCTACAGCAATTTTTAATCTTACAGTGCCAACAACTGCGTCAATTTTAAGTTGAGATTCGACATTTGAATCAGTCCAAAGTCTTTTGCCAATATCATCTTCATATTGTATTCTAGCTTTAAAAGTCTTATAAACTGGTGTATTTATATATGAGGTAGTTCCTTCACCAGTATCATACAAAGGGTTAAAATTTGGGTCAGTTATAATAACAACTTTTGAGGCTTCTTTATAAACGGTAATATCACGCGCAAATGTTTCGTGAATATCGTCTATCACTGCATTCAACGCTGTTCTTTCAGATGCTGATATTAAGCTTGTTGCCATATTTATCTTTACACTGGTTGAAAAACTTTAGAATTATTAATATTATATACAGATAACAAAACTATGGCCAAAGTTTTACATACATTCACAGTCAACAGATTAGCTGAGATTGAAGAAGAAAAAACAGAAAAAGTAAAGAACGAAGCAGGGGAAGAAACCACTCGTTCTTATAAGGAAAAGGTAACGAAAAAGATACCTGTAAAAATTAAAATCAATCAGCCTTCGCGCCGACAAATGCAGGAAGCTGATATGGAATTTAGTGTCGAAATGAGTCGTTGTATTAGAAGTGGTATTTTAACAAAAGCAATGCTTTTAAATAAATACTCTGATACTGGAGGTTTAATTAGCGAATCTGATGCTAAATCTATGGTTGGCGCTGCAGATGAGTTGAGAGATCTTCAGGCCGAATTAAGCATTCTTAATTTAAAACCAGAATCAGAAAGAACGGAAAAAGAAAAAGAAAAAGCGAGTGATCTTACGTCGAAGATTTTAGCTAAGCGTAAAACTTTAATGGAAAAAGAAACGAGTTATATTACTCTTTTTAATCATACCGCTGATATTAAAGCTCAAAATAGAGCTATTTTATGGTATATTCTAAACCTTACTTTTTACAGCGATGAGACAATGGGTGATCAGTTTGAGCCATTGTTCCCGGGTAAAAATTTCGAACAAAGAGAAGCTGTTATGTTTGATTATGAAGATTCAGATAATGAAATTTATAACAAATGTTATAGTAAATTAGCTAGTATCGTAAGTCATTGGTTTTTTACTAGTAATATTGATACTGAAGAATTTGATAGGATTATTAGAGAAATAGATGGAACAACAGAGCCAGAACCAGAACCAGAGCAATCAGAGCCAGAAGGATCAGGAGAAGAGCCAGAAAAATCTGATAACTCAGGAGAAGAGTAATTCTTTAAGAAGGGCCTTTAGGGATATAAAAAGAGGATTCTCTAAGATAAATGTCTTAGGGAATTCTTTTTATTTAAAGCATATATCTTTCGACGATCAGATAGATATTGATGATGTATACGATAGATATCTTGAAGAAGCAAAAGAAAGAGGTGTGCCTACACACGACGACACTTTGGAAAGATTGGTTGAAGAAGGTGAATGGAGCGCAAAACAAGAAAGCAGAATTAAACAGCAGGAAGATTTTATTGAACAATTAAAAAACAATAAAAAAGTTCAGTATCTAAAAAAAGAAATTCAAAGATTAAATAAAGACATCGCCGAAGGAATTAAAAAGCTGAATGAAATGAAAAACGAAAGAGCGGCGTTATTTTCTAGAACCGCCGAATCTTATGCTGAAGAAAGAGTAAATGATTTTTATATTTTGAAATGTTTGTATAGGGACGAAAAGTTGCAAAATTTAGCTTATTCAGAGCAAGAGTTTGACGACATTGATTCTGAAGATTTGTTTCAAATAATAAAAGAATATAATAATGTATATTCTAATATTAATGATGAATCTATACAATATATAGTATTACAAGATTTTTACAATTTATTTATGCCGTTTGCGGAGCATGCTCATGAGTTTTATGGCAAGCCTATATGTGATTTAAGTTACAATCAGCTAAAACTTCTTATTTATTCAAGGTATTTTAGAAATATTTTTAATAATAACGACAAAATGCCTGAACACATCAAAAAAGATCCAGAAAGAATAATTGATTATGTAAATGCAAATGAAAATGCTAAAAAGATAATGGATCAAAAAGGCGAAAAAGAAGGTGCCGCCCAAACTATAGTCGGGGCTACGGAAGAAGACATGGAGTACATTGGCTTTAAGGGAGAAGGTGAGCGAACTAATTCTTTAAGTGAAGCAGCTAAGAAAAAAGGCGGCTCACTTTCTATGGAAGACATGATGAAATTGTTTGGATAAGCTGAATTTATATTATTTTTTGGTGTAAATAGTGTAGTATGGCAGTTCAAGTAAACGTTCAAGCAAATCAGCAAGCCTTAATTAATTCTATTCAACAAGGCGTAAATGCTTTTAATCAAAGATTTGCTAAGTCTAACACGCTTAATTTGAATATTAATGAGCGATCTTTTACTCAGCCTTTAGGCAGAATAACTGGAGCCGTTGATGATTTTGGTTCAGCAATGGCCGCTTCTAATGCGCGTGTTATAGCATTTGGCGCTTCCACAGCTGTTTTGGGTACAGCAATAGCTAGTTTCAGGGCTTTGGCTAAGTCTACTATTGAGGTTGAAAAGAATTTAACGGATGTTAATCGTATTTTAAATTTATCAACAGGTCAGCTTCAGGAATTTGGCAGAGCTTTATTTGATATTAGCAAAAGAACGGCGACTTCTTTTAACGATGCTTCAAAGGCTTTACTTGAATTTTCTCGCCAAGGTTTAAGTGCGGAGGAAACCTTAAGAAGAACTAACGACGCTTTAACATTAACTCGTCTAGCTGGTTTAGGAGCTGAAGCTTCCGTTGCAGCTTTAACTGCTACGGTCAACGGATTCGCTAAAAGTGGAATTAACACCACTCAGGTTTTAAATAAATTAGTTGCAGTTGAACAAGCTTTTGCTGTTAGCGCTAGAGATTTATCCGAAGGTTTGGCTCGTACTGGTCAAGCGGCCCAAGAAGCTGGCGCTGACATAGATCAGTTAAACGCTTTAATAGCAGCAGCACAGCAAAGAACGGCTAGAGGTGGTGCTGTTATTGGTAACGCATTAAAAACAATTTTTACTCGCTTACAACGTAGTGATACTCTAGACAGATTGGAAGAATTTAATATTGCTGTTAGGGATATCCAAGGCAACACCTTACCGGCGACTACTATTCTTCAAAATTTTGCTGGCGCTTACGATAAATTAGCTGACGCTCAAAGAGCTCAATTATCAGAACAAGTTGCTGGTGTTTATCAGGTTAATATTTTAAAGGCTGTTATAAGTGATTTAAATTCTGAGCAGAGTATTTATGCAGATGCTTTAGTTAAGGGAACAAGAGCGACAAATGAAGCTGCCGTTGCTAATGCAAGATTAAATCAAACAGTCTCAGCTTTATTGGTGCAAGTTGGGAATAGCACTCAACAATTAGCTTCTACTATAGGTAGTGTAACATTTGATCCTTTAGTTAAATCAGCGGCTAGGGCTGCTAACGCAATAACAGAATCTATTAATAATTTAATAACTGGTGATGACTTAGGAGGTCAATTGGCTAATGGATTATTAAAAGGGATAAGAAATGTTTTAGCAGGCCCGGGTGCAGTAGCTGCTTTTTACACTTTATTTAAATTAGTTCAAAGTTCTTTTACTTATGTTGCGCAAGCTTTACCTCAAATAGCTGGCATAACGACAGAAACGCAAAAAAGAAGAAATTTAGAACAAGCTATTCTCGGCATACTTCAAACAGAAAGTAATATATCTAAATCTATTTTAGGTAATACAGGAAATCAAGCTCAGCAAGCGAAGATATTATTAGGAGTAGCTCAGCAGCAAACTAATCAATATAGAGAGCAGTTAAGGTTGGCTGGATCTTTGGCTACGACTTTAAGGGGCCAAGGGGTTTCTGTTGGAGCGAGAGGCTTACAAACAAGAAGCGGTGGCTATATTCCAGCATCCACAAGAATGGCAGAAAGAGCTGGCGCTTTTGCTGGCGGATATGCTCCGGGTAAGGTTGTTAATTCTCCTGTTGGTGGGGTGATGAATACCGCTGAAGATGTTAAATATGTGCCCGGATTTGCGCAGCCGTTTATTAATCCCCCTAGGAATTCTAGGGCTGGAAAATTACACAGAGCAAATGCAGTGAAGCAGGTTGGCGTAGATCCTTATCAATATAGAGGATTTGTTCCTAATTTTGCTAGCTTATCAAAAGGATATATGGATTTAGGTGATTTAGATGCATTTTCTAGATCTAGAACAGAATTATTAAAATATGCTGAAATTAATAGAAAAGGTAATAAATTATCGAAGAGCAATATTAATTTAGAAGACCAAGTGAAATTTGGTTTTGATAAGGTTGTTAAGTTTGATGCGACTAAAGTTCCGGGTTTTCAAAGGGTTACTAATGTTAGAGATAGCGGTTTATCTAAAAAAGCTTTCGGTGAAGCATTCGAAGCTGCTATTATAAAATCAGGTAAGTTTGGTCGCATACAATTAGCTCATGGACTAAAGGGAGATTTTAGTTCTGCCGTAGACATGATAAATACGGGATCTAAGATAACAAAATTAATAGAAGCTAAGGGGGGTGGATATGATGCAGAGATAACTCCATTTAAAACAGCTAGAGCTGTAGCCGAAAATTTAAGCGACAGCAGGTTTAACAAAATGTTTACAAGTCCTAACCAAGAAACTTTAAAAAATAGGACTATGCTTATAGAAAATGCTAATTACCCAACAGTAAAAAGTAAATCTAGTAGAGGTAGCAGATACGGTGGTTATATTCCGAATTTCGCAGCAGCTTATCGTAATCCATTCACTGGCGAATTAAATAATGCTGCTATAGCAAGAGGGCTTAGATCAGGAAAACTTACTCAACAACAAGCCCAAGCAATGGGGTACTCTACTTCAGGCTCTAAGATAGAAGCTAGAAAAAATAAAAGAGCCGCCGCCGTTAACGCTTTGAATTATACAATGGCTTACGTGCCTTGGGATATTGAAGGTTTTAGAGGTGGAAGAAGTGGAGGTAGGTTAAATATAGCTCAAGGAACAGCTTATGAAAAATTTATATTAAACTTACTTAGAAGTGGTAAATTAAAAGGGACAACTTCGCTGGGCGCTCCTTTTGCTCTTCCGGCTAGACCAGACGTAGTTTCCTCTGCAGCTTTAAAAGGTGGAACATCTGCGCGTATAGATGGTTATTCTTTATCTGCTGGGGAAATGTATGAAATGAAAGCTGGTGACCCCGGAGCTACTTTAGCCGGTCTTCAAAATAAATTTGTTAAAGCGATAGAAAATAATCCTGAAATTCTTAATCCAAAAAGAAAATGGAAAAACTATATTTTTAGGACCACCGCTGCTAAAGGAAGAGGTGCTAGTGGTGGATTCATTCCTAATCTTGCTTATAAAGGTGAAGTTATGGATCTCGAAGAATTTATTAGCGGTCAAAAAGCTATTTATTCTGAAAGTCCGTTTCCTCATGTTAGAAATGAGAGCCAGCCAACATTCGCATCTGCTATCGCAGATCACGGTGGTTTAAGTAACGCTTTAAAAGATTCATATAGAAATCAAAGTGCTGCTGGAATGGTTTATGGTGGTTATGTACCTAACTTTGCGGCAAAATACCAAACGACAGAAGGCGCTGGGATTGACGTTGCAACAGGCGTTAAAAAAGCCATTGATTTAACAACTGATTCGCAGAAAAAATTAGATTTAGAGCTTAAGAATTTAATAAGGTTATACAAAGAAGGAGCTTTGACAAGAAGGGAATTAATAGCTTCAACAGATAAATTATCTGACGAAAATAAATTAACACTCGAATCTCAAAAGAGATTAAGAAAAAACATTAGTGCTAGAGCTAGATCAGAAGACAAAAAAACCAAACAAAATAATAAGCCTGAATCTCAGGGCCGAGGTGGTTTTGCAGCTGCCGGGACTGCTTTGGCGATAGGTGGACCACTTGTGGCTGGTTTTATTGAGCAAGCTGCATTTGGTAATAGGCAGAGGACAGACATGTCTGCTGGAGAAAGAGCTGGTCAAAATGTTCTCAGCACTGGCTTAACTACAGCTTCTACAGCTTTTGCAATAGGTGGTCAATTTGGTGTTCCGGGTTTAATTGGTGCTGGTGTAGCTACAGCAGCTATAACTGCTGCTTCTGCGATAGGGGCTATGTCTTTGAGCGCAGAAGAGTTTGGGCAGATTTTGGATAAATACAATCAAACTACCCAAGAGAATACAGGCGCAGCGCAGAATTATATACAAGCGTTAAAAACTTTAGAAACGGAAACTGATCCTGAAAAATTAGCTAAAGCTAATACCATTTTAGAAGATGAGTTTAGAAAAATAAAAGACGTTAATTTATCGAAAGCTTTTGATGAAGCTGGTGGAGATGTTGGAAAATTAACTGAGGCTTTAAAGACTTACGAAAAAGAAAGAAGACAGGGCAGCAGAAGAGCTGAAGAAAACGTTTTGGCCGCTTCTTTGGGTGAGGCTGGGTCGAGCGTAAAATCTTTAAATCAACTAGGATTTACGGCAGAACAAAGGACAGTCCAAATAAGTAATGGGGCAGGTGTTTTTAGCGCTGGACCCGGTGCTCCGGCAGTTAGCGTTAGAAATTATACTGCGTTAGCTGAAGGGCAGGAAGGAAAAATTTTAAATGCTTTTTCTCAAACTTTTGAAGATTTGGGATCTTTAACTGAAGAACAATTACAAGGTCTACAATCAGCTTTAAGAAGAGAGAAAATGGAGATAACCTTTGACGAATCAGATATAAGGGATTATTTAACTTCTTTAGGCGAGCAATCTTTAGATGAAGGCACAGCTTCTAATTTAGCTGGATTATTTAATCAGTTAGAAGATAGTGGCAATGTGGTGGGAGCCGCTATTATAAATAACTTAGTGTCTTTAATGCAGAAGCGTAAGGAAAATATAGATAAAGCTTCAAGTCAGGCACAAGGAAGAGAAACTTTGATTTCTAACTACAGAGCTTTTAGAACTAACTTGCAAAATCGTTTAACACAAGAGCTAGAAGGAATAAATGATAGAATAAGAAGTTTTCAAGCTGATTCATCTTTGCAAAACATGGTTTACTCTAAGCTTAATGAAATTAATAGTAATGTTTTTTCTTCTGTTATTAACAATGCGAATGATATAAGTAAATTCGCTCTTAGGGCTAACCAAGCATCTTTTGCCAGAGATATAGCTGTAGGTAATGCTAATAGAGCTGAGTCACAGGCTAGAGGGTTATCTGCATTAAATATTCAAGCTGGTCAAACTAATTTTAAGCAAGGGGTTTTTAAAGAAATAACTAGCCAAGGATTAACTTTGAGCGGTGGGGAAGGTGGTCAACAAGAACAGTTAAGTACATTTTTAAATTCTGAAGATTTCGCCAATAAAACAAGAGAAGATATAACTAATTTTGTTACAAGTCTTTTCGCGGGAGAAGATGGGAAATTAGCCCCTAAATACGATACTGTTATTCAGTCAATTGATGGCGCTAGAGAAAAATTAGAAAACTTAACAGAAGAAGAACAGAATAAATTAAATTTAGCGATTGAAACATCTAGACTGGAAGAGTTTAGCGCTAATTTAAACAAGCAAATAGCTGACGAGCAAATAAAACTAGATCAAGAAAGACTAAGAATAACCTTACAGCAAAAAGCTGCAGCAGAAGATTTAAGGTATGCCGTTGAATCAACAAGGATACAAGATCAGCAAGCTGTAGAGCTGCAAAGAATTGCTGCGGGTAGTCAATTTAGGTATGCCGGATTAGGTAGGGGAGAAGCTTTTATAGCTCGTCAAGCTGATGAAAGATCTATATTTGAAAAAGAGCAAGCTATGCGACAAAAACAAGCTATAGCAGAAGCTCAAAGAAGTGCAATAGAAATAGCCGCTCAGCAAGCTAACATAAATGCCCAAGATAGAAATACTCAAGCTGTGTTGGACTTGACTTTAGCAATGTATGCTCAAGAAACAAAAGATGCAGTAGCAGCTATGGATGGAAATAGAATATCGGCAGCAAGTAATAATATGAAAAATGTTATAGCCGCCCAGAATAATTTTAATAATAGATCTAATTTTAATGTTGGTTCTTTGCAGGGTGTGTCTCTTAATTCAGCCACAACAATAGCAGACGCTATAGCTCAAACAGAAGCGGCTATAGAAAATGCAACTGATGAAACTATAAAGCAGGGTTATGAGGTTCAGTTAAATAATTTAAAATTAGCTTCAGAAGAACTTAGTTCTTCAGCTACTGTTTTTGAAGCAGCTGCAGCTCAATCTGCAAGTGATTTTCAGAGGTCTTCTGGATTTGTTAATAACATGAAAAATGGTTTCCTCGATATGAAGAGTCAGTCGGATACTATTTTAGATAATTTAGGAAGAAATATTCCTAATCAATTTGCTGATGGCATGGCTAACGCTTTAACAGAGGTTGCTCAAGGTACTAAAAAAATTGGAGAAGCTTTCGAAGATGTAGCGATTGATTTTGGTCGCATGATTATGAAAGAAGTGATGCGAGCTGCAGTTGCTAGAACCTTAGGTTCTATAGCTCCGGGTCTTTTTGGTAATCAGGCTGGAGGTCTTATAAAAGCTCAAAACGGAATGTATGTTAGTGGTAATAGAACTGGAGACAGAAATTTAGCTTTATTAGAGGATGGCGAATACGTTTTAAACAGGAACGCTGTTATGAAAATGGGAGGACCTAGAGCTTTAGATAAGTTAAACTTTAAAATGGCTCCAAGATTCAATAGGGGAGGAAGCTTTTCTTCCATGGCTGGAAAGACAATTTCAGGAGAATTTACTGGAGAGGCTTTTTACGATTATGGCAATACTGCTTCAGGTATAGATCCAAGCAATTACACTGATTTTGCTCTTCAAAATGACGCTTATTTCCAAAATTTAAAAGAAAAACGTTTCGAAAGGCACATGAAGAAAATTGAAAAAAAATACAATAGAAAAATGAGGCAAGCTCAGCTTATTAGTTCTATTGTGGGTGCGGTAGGAAGTATGTTTTTAGGTGCTGGTTTATCTGGTTATAGTAGTGCTAGTCAAGCTGGAGCTCAAGGTAAATCAGCTTTAAATCAAGGGGCAATGACTGCTAAAGATACAGCGACTCAAGATGCAATGATGGCTGCAGCTCAAAAAAGCGATTATTCTTTTGGCAGGTTCATGCAGCAAAATGCTTCGAGCATAAGCATTAACAATGTGCCCATTGATACTTTGGCCGCTAATATGCAGAATTTCGTAGGTCCTGTGCAGGATTCAGTATTACAAAAATCTACTAGCGGCCTTAGTGGAATGAGGAATATAAGTTCTGGTATATCTTCTCAGGGTTTTGGTGTACAAACGGCCCCTAAAACAGGTGTGTTTCAAAGGATGTTTAATACAGGAAGTAATTTTCAAAGAGAATTTGTTACGCAAAGAGGAAAAAGGCAACAGGGGGGTTTGATTGGTTATAATTTAGGAGGTTTTGTTCCATATGGTTCTAGGTTAAGTGATACAATTCCTGCGATGCTTACAGGTGGTGAATATGTGATGAATAATAAAGCTGTAAAAAAATATGGATTAGGGACAATGAATTCTATGAATGCTGGCGCGTATCAAGCTGGAGGTGAAGCTTTATCTAACAGCTCGACAACCAACAATACAAATAATTCCACAAGCATTTCTATTAACGTAGACAGAAATGGTGCAACAACTTATGGCGCAGACACTACAAGCTACAAGCAGAACGATATTAAATTTTCTAAAGAAATGGCAAAACAAATTAATTCTATGGTAATTGGAATCATGTCTAATGAAAAAAGGTACGGAGGAGAATTATACAAAGATGATTTAAGGGGTTAAAATGAAAAACGCTATAACTAATTATGAGAATGTTTTTTATTACGAGCGATCCGCTTTATCTGGTGTTCTATCTGTTGATGGCTCCTACTCTTTAGAGTATTCGCCTATAAATGTAGTTGGAAAAGGTTTTTTAAAACAGGTTATGTCTACGGTTCCTTCAGCTAGCCTGTCTGTAAGTAGGTTTTTAACTAGGCAAGATCCTGTTTTAGATGCTACGGGAATGTCAAATAGGTTAGCTAAATCTGTTAATGCTGGCTTGTATTATAAAAATAAATATTTTGCATTTCAACATGGTTATTTGAGTTCTTTTGGGCTTAGCTGTTCTGTTGGAGAAATGCCAATTATTTCTAATGATTTTGAAGTTTATGGGGATATTGGTGGAAATTTTGACCCTTCTGGAGATGCTTACGCTGGTGTGGTTTTCGTTCCTCAGGTAAAAAATATTATTTTAACAACAAAAGGATCTGCGACTAATAGAATTACTCAGTTTAATGTTGATTATAGTATACCCAAGTCTGCTATATACGGAATATCTGAATTTAATTCTGAAATTCCTATAGAAGTTCACAATATGTATCCTATAGAAATAACTTCTAGTTTTACCATTGAAATAGACGACTATCAAACAAAAAGTATTTTTAATGATTTAACTAGCAATAGCGCGTCAGAATTTTCTATTGACATAAAGGCTTCTGTGTTAAATGACATAGGATTAGAGACAGCTGAAGGCATTCAATTTGAAACTTCTGACAACGAAGGAATTAATTCCCAAAACAAAGGGGATGACCCTTCTATTTTTAGTTTCAGCGCTTCTGATGCTGTTATTGTGTCAGAACAAGTTAGTTCTACATCAGATGATGTAATGAGTGTAAACCTATCATATAAAACATATTTAAATTAAAATGGCAAAATTTACAGATTTAACTCCAATATCTGGCCCTAACATGACTAATAGTTATGTTTTTGCGGTTTCTACAGCTTCAGATACTAGGTCTTTAACGCTTGATCAGTTGGAAAATTCTTTTACAGGTTTAGTTGCCAGAACAACTGACGGAATAAGTATTTTTGGGAATACTGTGCCTAGCGGTATAACTGTTGGTGATAATGGGTTTATAGGAATAGATAACTCTTCGCCTTTATATTCTTTGCATGTAGGGGATTATGGTGGAGTTACTAATCCTGAGTTTAGGATAACTGGATCTCAAACAGGCAGGTCTGTTGCGATGACTGTTGCTGATTCTGGTGTCTATTGGCAAACAATTAAAAAATCAAATGACACTGACTATTACATTCAAGTTTCAGATGATGATTCTAATTACACTGGAGTTTTTAATATAACTACAGGTGGTAATGTTGGTATTTTTGATGGTGCAGCAGATTTAACAGATAAATTTTTTGTATCAGGGGGTAATGTAAAGTTTGAAAACCAAGGATCTGGAATAATTTTTGATCCACAGAATGCTGAGATTAAAAATACTATTACTAATGACATTTTTTATATAAATAAAAGTAATTCTAATGACATAGTAATAGGTAACGACGTTTTTTACGTAACAAATAACAACTCTTCGCCAACTGTAGGGATAGGCACCACATCTCCGAGTTATCCGTTAGAAATACATGGTGAAAATACAATTCTAGATTTAGAAAACGCTTCTAGTTCAAGAAGTAGATTAAGGATTAGCAATAACGCAAGCACCGCTTTTATAACTTTACAATCTAATGTTTTAAATTTAGGGTCAACGAGTACAAGTAGCGTAAATAATTTAGTTTATGATGTGTCTACTAAAAGATTAGGTTTAGGTACAATTAGTCCAGCTAATAAATTGCATGTATACGATAATTCGAATTCTAGATTGTCTAAATTTGAAGGAACTCATTCTTCTAAATCAGAAGTGTTTCAGGTTCATAATTATGCTACAAATGATTACAGTGGGCCAAGAAACACGGTTTATACATTTGGTAGAGCTAATGTCAGCAGTGGTCCAACAACTACTACAGATATTAGCAAGTGGAGTATTGGCTTGTATGACGACGGAGCTACAAATACTTACGAGGATGTTTTTGTTTTTAGAGTTGATGGTGATACTTCTTCTGATTCTGCCATAAAAGCTTACATAGATAGAGATGGGGATTTAGATATACAGGGTTCGTATACAACAAATGGAAATTACTCTAAAGGTAAGTTTATTCAAGTTCACGAAACAAAAGTTACTGGGTCGGATGTTTATTTTAACCCTTTTCACGCAAGCTCTAGTTTGAGTCCAAGCGGGGTAAGTGGATTAAATTCGCCATTTGGTATTGCGCCTTACAATGGATCTATAGAAAAAATTCAAATAATTAGTGTAGATGATAATATTTATAATATTGCTTCTAGTGGGGCGAGGTTTGAAGTATCTGCTGTTACGCCGGGGTCTGGTGTTGATGGTTTTGTGAGTGGTTTTTATGGCACACCTTCTTCTGCTGCTACATCTTTGCCTACTAGTGGGATTGTTGCTCAAGCGCCTATAACTGGAATTAATTCTCCGGGTAAAGTTTACACTTTAACTTCTTCTGAATTTTCTGGTGTATTAAATTTTAATAAAAATCAATTAGTTCAATACAGAATATCAACACAGGAAGGAATAAAACCTGATGCAAATTATACGGTGATGTCTTCCATAAATTATAATATTGATTAATGGCTAGTTTTTTAAATTACAGAGATATAGATTTTAAAATAGAAGATTCTGTTTTTCATGCGGAAAGAGTGGATCTTTCTATTCAGTCTTCTGTTGATCCGATTATTTTAAGTGACGGTAGTCTTTTAGATTATAGCCCTTCTACGAATGTGGTTGGTTCTTTAAGTTTTGATTTTTATTTAACTGGTGCAATACCTTCTTATTTTAATGTAACAGGTGTAGATGAGTCTGCTGTTAAAGTAAATTTTGCTGAAGTTGAAATAAAAAATTGTTACTTGGTCGATTTATCTTTTTCTTTGGAGCCATTTCAGCCATTGCTTTTTTCCGCTGAGTTTGATTGGTATGGAAATATAAATGTAGAAGATTTTACTGAGCAAAGCGAAGCGAATAGAAAAAACAAAAGTGTTCCTAATTACATCGCTCATGCTGCGAAGTCTTACGTAGATAAAGAAAGTTTAGATGTAGGGAATATTGTTTCTTTATCTTACAATTCTTCTTGTGATAGGCCAGCTTATTTTAATCAAGACGAAACTGTTCCTTTTAGGGTGGCAAAATTAAATAAAAGATGTGAAGTTTCTTTGCAGTCTAATTCTTTAGGAGAAATGGTTTCTACTAAAGGCAAAAAAGCTGAAACAAATATTATTATTAAAGATTTTTATGGAACAGAAATGCATTCTTTTAATATTAGTGGAGTTTTAACTCAACAAAATTATAATATATCAAATAGATCTTACATGTTGTCTAATGCGTCGATTGAGCAGGTTGTAACAGAAAATAAAGTTTTAATATAATGAGTTCTACAATATCAGGGGTAAATATAAAAAATATTTATGAGTATGATTCTAATAGTTCATACGAAAAATATGATGTTGTTGATTATCAGTTGACTGTAGGGCCATCGTTTTATCCAAGTTATACTGGTTTAGGTCAAACAGGTTTGCATTTTTGGTTTAATAATGAATTTCAAAAAGATTTTTTAGTTGATTCAAGGGCTAGATTAACAGGATGGGCAAGCAGGGGTTCTGGGGAAGTATTTTTAACGCAAGATGGGGATGATAATGATCTTTATCCTTTGTTGGACTTTAACGCAAATTACACTTCGTTAAATAATGAACAGCTATTAACTGGTAAAGGTTTGTCATTTGAGAGTCGAACTATGTTTGTGTGCTTTGAAGCGTATCCTCATTCTGATGGATTGTTTTCAGAGCAAAATATTTTTGCTTGGGGTGATAGTGATTATGGTAATTACGCTTCTTCGGGGACTTTATCCATAGGTGGGCAAGATAATTCTCCAGATAACACAACTTACGCTAGAATATATTTAGATTCAGTTGGCTATATACCAGTCTGCCCTATATACAATGAACCTAATATAATAACAATTGTTCAAAGTTACAATGGTGGAAGTAAAAATTTAAAACTTAGGCAAAACGGCTATGAAATAGCAGATATAAATACTTTTAACGATGGTTGGATGGAAGAGCTTTTGTTGTTAGGGGATACGAAAACAAGTAATGGAGTAAAATATTACGATGTTTTTTCTTTTACAGGTGTTTTGTCAGAGTCTGAAATTGATAAGTATGAAAAATATTTATTTGAAAAATATTTTCATGTAGATGGATTTTACTACGCTAAGGATGATGTAGAGGCTAATGAATTATTTTCGCCTATAACTAGAGTGGGGAAATATTATTATTGGACAAGAGATTTGAGGGATTTGTTTAAATTATCTTACGGTTCTTCGTTTTCAGCAGAGTCTAATTCTTCTACTGTTTATTTCGGGGACGGATATCAGTCAAGCGTCAGTAAAAATATTAATAATCTTTTAATATCTTACAAACTAAAATATGAGGGATTGACAGATAGGCAAGCTAAATGTCTTATTGCGTTTTTTCAAAACACCCCAAATAATGTATTAAAAAGCGAGTATGAAGGATTTAATGGAGTAAATTTAGATTTATTTACGCCTCACAAAAAGAACGCAGAAGTTTACTTTTTAGATATAGATCACCAAACGCCTTATAATGATATTAATAATATAACAATAGATGCAAAATCTGTTTATGAAACAAATTTAAATTATTTGGGGTACACCATTGCTTTAGATGAAGTTGATATAAGAACTTATACTGATTCTTTAGAGGGTTTTGAGTATAATGATGTCGTTTATTTAGAAGATGAAGGTTATAATAACAGAGGTTACTATTTTTACACTGGGCAAGCTACATCTTCTTCATTAGAAACTATTAATGGACCTTTAGGTTTGAGATCTGATTTTACTAGATCTTTTTATTTTAAGCCTGATGTTGATTATTCTGTGAATTCTAGCCTTAAGCTTGGTTACGCAGATTTAAAAGGATCAACAGTTGAGTATTTTAAAGCAAGTATAAATCCAAATTTGCTAGAATTTGATTTAAAATTCAGTAACAGATCTGAAAAAGAAGCTAGAGCTATATTAAAATTTTTTGATGATAGGGCTGGTTTTAAATTATTTTCTTACACTTTGCCTCAACCTTACAATAAAAATATAACTGTGTATTGTCCTCAGTGGAGTCATGAGTATAATTTTAAAGATAATCATACTATAAATGCTAAATTTTTAGAATTCAGAGGTGCTTTAGCTATAGAAACAGGCGACAGTTCTGAAGAAGTAAATGTAGAGATAGGTAGAAAGACGGTTTTTAATACAATTATAACATTTTTTAAGTGCTGATTTTATATGTCTGAACACCCATATTATTACGGAATAGAAATGTCTGACGTGCCAACTGGTTTTGGTGGTTGTACGGGTATTACTATAAAAAACAAAGGCAATACCTCCATGGAGTATAAAGTCTCCATTTCTAATACTGATTTTGAAAACTTGTCTTCCGTAGATGGAGAGCTAACCGATAGTTTGTTTTTGTCTACGAAAAATAATGATATTGATGGCATAATTACAGATGAATTTGTATTTAATTTGGGGTCTTCTCCCGGGTTTAATGAAAAAAATTTTTATGTGTTTCATAAACCGTTTAGCGATTTTAATGAAGAAGTTACTCCTACAGCTGGGGAAGAAAGCTGTAGGATTACGGTAAAAACAAAATCTTTTTGGGAAGAAACTGAAGATGATATAATTATAGATGTTACGGGTAATAGGGTTTTACAATTTCCCAATACAGAAACTGTTTCAGAGTTTAGGGGTATTCAGGACAATGATACTGAAAATGGTTATAATATAGGTTTTTACTGGTCTTTTTTAAGTGGATTGACTTATACCACGGGTTTCAAAATAGAAGGTTTTATAAATTCTGATTTGACAATTCCTTTAGATGATTCGCCTTTTTATCATTCTGTAGAACAAAATTCACAACAGCTTTTGCCGCAATACGGAACTTATAAAGGTTTGTCGGGGGTAAATTTTTACAAGCAAATAAATAATTTACCTCAAGATAGCGATCTTTATTTCAGGATATCATCTTTAGATGAAGTTGGTGATCGATCTAGTGATTACGTTTATCCCACAGGTTATTGGTACGATAAAATTCCCGAAACATTTAGTGACAAAACTCGTTATTCATTGCATCCAGAGCCCGGTATGAATTTTAGATTTAAGCCTACGTTGTTAAGCATTGATTACAATCAGCAAAAGTTCAATCCAGAGGGTGGTCCTATTTTTTTGAATGATGTAATTACTAGAGCAACAGCGAATTTAGAAAATTTAGAAAAATCTCCTTATGATTTAACTGCTTATTCTGGCATTCAAATAAATTTTACAGATGTGATCGCTAATGGAGAAGTTATTGATGATGGAGGGATAATTCCACGAAAGGCGGCTGCTATTAATTTTTCCAACCCAAACGAATCTCAAGTTGTGTCGAATGCAGTTCAAAACTGGACTTTTGGGACAAATGATGATGATGTTTTTACGTTAGTTTTAAATTTTTCAAACTGTACAATTGTAGGTTTTCAAGGCGAGGGTGTTAAGGTGGATGGATATAATCAAAATGGAGAGGTTATTATAAACGAAAGATATTCTGAAGGTGGACCCGTTTTTGATTTTGATTTTTTAAATTATCTAGATTCAGCGGGGAAAGAAAGAAAGTTTGAATATCTAATTAACATAGATAAAAACACTAGATTTGTAGGAGGGCAGAAAGGAGGTCCGGCTTACATTATCACAGACCAATATAATGGTGTCATACAATCTTATGATGGGGATGATCCGCGAATTATAGATCTTATAACTAGCTCAAAAAACCAAATTAAAGATCCACTTAATGATAAAATTGGATATAATGTGGAATTAGTTAATCCGTCGGTAGAGATAAAGAGTTTACTGCCATATGATAAAGACATAATTCCTAAAATATCTTTAGGATATATAAAACATGAAATACCTCAAGATATAGATTTAGAATTTCATTTTTCTTGTGACAATATATCCAAAGAAGTGGGGGAAATTGAAAAAGAGATAGTAGATCTTAAAAATCCGCAAATAAAATTAGCCGCTTTTACGCAAAGTTCTGAAAGCTCAATAAATATTGATGCTTTAACTGTAGGGCAAAACACAACCTTGCATATTGATGCTAGAGTAGAGGGTATTCCTTTAAAACAAGGGACATCTGTTTTAGTGTTTGCTGACAACGAAAATAATTTTGTGGGGACGGTTGTGCAATTCGAAGATAACGCTTATCCTACTGCAGAACTTGTAGTAACAGTAACATCTAAGTCTGGAAATGGAACTTATTCTTCTTGGAAAGTAAGAGTCTATGACCCCATGACGATTAGAGAAATTTATGGTAAAAAAGTTTATGAAATTAAAGGTGTTGGGCATCATGAAGGCGTTGTGGAAAAAAACACCGACATCGTTCCTCCTGTTTTAGAGCACACTCGGCCAAATTACGCCAACCAAATTCAAGCTGCAATTACATTAAATACTACTCTAAACCCTAGTTACACAATTTTGGTTTTCGCCTTAGCGAGAGAAAAGATGGAAAAGGCAGGCAGCTTTGATGACCCTTATAAAACTTACCAAAAAATGTTAACACAGTGTAATTCTATTCATCAATTTGTTCTCAATGAATATGAAGAAGGAGGTGCGTATTATGTGGGTAGTCCATTTTTTTCTCCCACAGATCCTTTTTATAATTTTTTCTCTTACGATAGCGAAAATAATGCATACTCTTCTGAAGGGGGTACGGGAGCTTTCAAGCATTTAAACAAGGCTAGTTTTGTGGGGTCTACTCTTAATTCGATAGGACTTCTTGTGCCAAAATATTTAGTTCCGGGTGATGGCTATAACGAAGGTAAACCTATCCTCAGCGAATACCAACTTAGTTTGGGTGGTGGAAATCCTTTTGTGCCTCATAACAGTGTGAGAGAGATGGAAATTTGGTTTTTTAATAACCCTCTTTTCTGGCCGGAAAAAGGTGTGAATATATTACAAGATCCAAACAACCTAACCTCCAGAGGTAAAAAAGCGAGAAGTTTATATGGAAAATTTGCAGACTCTTTTGTGGATGTGGGCGGAGAAAAAAGATTAACTAGAAATAATAACTTATATCTTACGAATTTAAGTTCTTTTTCAGATATAAATTCATTCGTTGAAATTCCAGATATCAATGATGAACTTGATCCGTATAAAAATGCTTACTGGCCTCCTGTTGATGTTCAGGTGGTAAACGGGGGCGGAGATGATCCAACAAGTTTTAAAACATTTACATTATTTTTCGTTCAAATGCATAGTACATATGAAAATTTATCGGGAACTTCAGAAGCGAGGAGCGCTTATTTAGGTTCACATAACTTAGCCGTACGTAATATCCTTCAAGACGGTTTAAGTCATAAATTGACAAATGAAACAATAATAAATGGAACAAAAGTAATGAATGTACACAATTATTTAGAGCCTAATAAATTGTGGGGAGGTCAGTCGAATATTGTTGGGCAATCAAATTATGGGTATGTATCTGATCGGAGAGCATTTAGGATTGGATTGTCTAATAATGCTGATAATGATCTAACCAACAATTTAAATGATGAAAACACTAGAATGTTTTTATTTGATTATATACATGGAAACGCTGCAGACGCAACAAAAAGAGATGCTATTTCACAAAAAATAATAGATTCTTTAGTGTATAAATACAGAAATATTATATTGAAAACAACAAATAATAATATACAATTAACAAATTTTGGCCCTTCTGACAAAAATAATATTCCTTCGAGTTCAATTTTAGGATACCCAATTCCTATATCGCATCCGTTTTTGAAACTTTATACAGATCAATACAAATCATAATAAAACATCATGGCAGACAGTTTTTTATTAAATAATGAGCAAATAATAGATTTATTTGAAGTTAAATTAGGGGACCTTGATGGATATTTTAGGTTTCACGGATCTAAAAATTTAACTAGAGATGTGGTTTTTCAGGGTAAGACATTTCTTTTTATTCCGTGTGAAATATCTAGCGTAGTTTATGATTCTCAAGGTAAACATAATAGGCCTACGCTTTCTGTGTCTAATGTTAACAAATATATTAGCGAAATAATTAGAGACAGGGGTGATTTAGTCGGAAGAAGGTTCGATAGAAAAAAAATATTTACGCGAGATTTAGATGATGTTAATTTTCAGGGTAGTAGCCGCAAAACTTTACCCTCAAAAACCTACACCGGGTATTTAATTCATGAAAAATATATTATAAATAAAAAAATATCAGAAAATAGAGATACAGTTGAGTTTTCTTTATCTAATGTGTTTGATGTAGATGGTTTAACTGTTCCAGCTAGAAAAGTTTATAACGATTCTTGTCAGTGGCAATATAGGGGTAAGGGTTGTAATTATGGAAAAAAATTAAATTACGATGGACCTAGTATTAAAATTGTTGAAGGCAGAAACTATAGTGACTTTAGTAATGTTTGCTCGGAGCTTAATATTGATATTAATTTAGCATTATGGCTCCACCCTGAATCAAGCAGAACAATAAGTAATTCGGTTTCTTATGTTAATGAATCGGGAAAAAATTTAGTTTTTAATAAATTAACTCAATGGTCTAATTCCGCTAGTTCAATAAACTCAAATAACGGAGGCATAATTTTGCAACCTAGTAACATAGTTTTAAATAATGTTTTGTCTTTTAATGGAACAGAGCAGAATGATACTGGAGGGTTAATAGCTGCGGGTAAAGCTGGGGCATATTTTACTGTAAAAGGAACCAAATCTCCAACAAATGAATATGATACATCCTCTTTAAGTCTGTCCCCTGTTAGTGGTCAGTCTTTTAACTCGGGTTTAACAGTATTTTACGTTTCCGCTTTAGTGAATAAACTTTATTCTAATAATAGTTTAGCCAGAAGAGTTTTAACATCTTCTACCGGGGAAACTAATGACATAGCTTTAGGTTATGATAATCAACAAGTAAACGTAATAAGTGGTTTTAATGGGTTAAAAAAACAAGGAATTCCTTTTAAGAAAGCTATTAATAAATTAAATTTATACTCTTTAAGTTGTCAGCTTGCTTCTCAGCGGTTTTCTGATCCATCACTTTATTCTCAAAATGGTTTTCTTTACAAAGTTAAAAAAGGGTTTGATGTTTTTCCTAACTTTGGTATAAATTCTAAAGAAAATGAAGAAAGTGAGTGTGTTGTGTATGAAATAATTGTCTTTAATAAAAAGTTATCGGCTAAAGAAGCGAATGCAGTATCATCATATTTGCAATTAAAATATGATATCGAAGACGCTTTTTCGTCTACTTCTAATAATGCTTCTCAATTCTTAAATGATAATAGATTTAATTTTCGAGATGTTAAAAGTAAGTCATTTTTTCTTGATGAAGAAGGGCAATTGATACCTGATGGGAATATGGGCGTTCCTGTTGCGGACGACAATGATAAAACTTTCACTTTTAGAAGAGATAAAGGTGGTTATTATAATGAAAGTTATGGCTTAAAAAATTTACGATATAGAGGGGATTATAGTTCAGAAGAGTATTATGAAAAAGGAGATTTTGTGAAAATAGATTCGCAAATAGATTTTGATTTTAATGAAGCTTACAATCAAAAAACTGATGAAATTCCTTCTAGGTTTTTTGTTTGTATTGCCGCTTCTAAAGATAAAAATCCTTTAGATTTTACAAGTATATGGATTGAAGATAGATGTTCTAAAAAATTATCAGGTTGTCAAATAAGATTTCCGCCTAATGACTTACCTATACCTTTTGGTGGATTCCCCGGTACAGTTGGATATGAATACAGATTACCCGGAGGTTAAAAAAGAAATTTTAGATTTATTAAAAAATTTATCAGAAAAATCAAAAAAAGAGGTGTGTGGTTACATTTCTAGTAGTGGAGTTTTTTATGAAAAAGAAAACGTTCATCCAGATCCTGAGAATTTTTTTTTAATAGACCCTAAAGAATGCATGTGGGAAGATGATATTATTATTTTCCATAGTCATCCTGATAAAATAACTCACGAAGGATTTTCTGAGTGGGATATAGAAAATCAGTTTTATTTTCAGCTTGATATGTTATTATATAGTGTAAATAATAAAAAGTTTTACTATAAAAAAAATGATTAGTGTCAATTTAAGAGGTATTTTGGGTAAAAAATTAGGGGAAAAATGGTCTTTGGAGGCTTCTTCCATTATTGAGGTCTTTGAAGCTATAGAGGCTAATACTGGGAAAGTTAATAAATATTACTATGACTTAAATAAGTTTTGCACTCATTTCGCTATTTTAGTCAATGGGAATTTTCTTCCGTCTCATTTAATAAATGCTAAAATTTTAAAACCAAAAGATAAAGTGGAAATTGTGCCCGTGGTTCAAGGTGGCAGTCCGGTTGTTTTAATAATAATAGGTTTAGTTTTAATTGTTTTATCTTTCCTTTTATTAAAAGCTTTAAGTCCAAAAGCTTTCAAAGATAGGCAGTCAACTTCAACAGTTTTAGGTAATATTAGAAATGTATTAAATAGAAATATACCTGTGCCAATAGGTTATGGAAGATTGAAAATAGGATCTTCAGTTATTAGTAATAATATAATTTCAGTACCTAGGAAGAAAGAAAACAGAGAAGGCACGGACTCTCCGTTTACTCAATATTCACCTTACAGTAACGATGCATTATGAATGAAGATAATTTTAAAGAAGAGTTTTTTGTTGGGGGGATTCCTGAAGACTATGCCGATTTACATGGTAATTTGAATGAAGCTGGCATTATTGAAGAAGTTGAAAGGGCAGAATATGGCGGCGAAAAATATTATAACATAAAAAACTTGGACATATATGCGTTAGAAAGTGATGAATTATATAAAAGTACAGAAATTTTATGTGAAGGCCCTATTGAGGGTTTAGTTGACAAAAAAGGAAATGCTTTAAGTTATGTAAATACAAAAAATTTGAGTAATGTTGCTCTTGGGAAAGGAGTTTACCTTAATAATGTTCCGATAATAGATACTAAATTAAGAAGATTTAACTTTGTTACCGCAGGGTTTGATATTGTTTACGGAGATGAAAGTCAAAATGTTTTAGATTATCCTTCTACTATATATAGGTACAATAGTAGATTATATTTATGCGAGAATACCTTAAACGTAAAATACAATAAGCCTACTGTAGCTAACGGCCATGGTATGCAGGTAATAGATGGAAATCATTTTTACGAAAATGGGCTTGGAGCGCAGGAGCGTGATGAGGCCCTTGAGTATGCTGCGCCAGAGCAGGTGTTTCAACTTCAGGGTTTTTTAGAATATAAAAGAGTTAGCGATTTTTTAAATTGGTCTCCGAGTGAATACATGTGGAATGATAATGCAAGCTCGCTGAAAGGAACGTATTATGAATATATTTCAAATGCAGCGGGTATTGATGCTGTGACAATAGGGTATAAAACAACGAGAGAGACAAATTGGATCGAGACTTTAGGGGATAAATGGTTTGGTTTGGACCCTTCTACCGATACTAGAGACAAAGTTTCAAAAAAAGCATTGTTCATGCTTATGCCCAGTATAGTTGAAAGGGCTAGATCTTCTAGTAATCCGTTTAGGCATAAAATTAGAAATAAGTATTGTGATTTAATAAAAGTTCAAATAGGTATAGACGAGCTATATAGGCAAAGTGGTGAAGCTGAAGGTAACGGAGTGGGAAGTACACAGCCTGTGGAGTTTGGCCTTTGTGTTGAAATAGCGAAATCTAATTCAGCTGAAGCTTATTATTGTATAGTAGGATTTGACATGGCTTACTCTAGGGATAGTTTTGTTTTAGATATACCTATACAATTAAATTTAAACATTAATTCTTCTGACGAATATGTTTTAAGCGTTTTCCCTTTAATGCCTAGAGTGAACCCTGAAGATTCCGAAGTGTTTGTGAAATTAAGGGTTGCTTCAATTATTGAGCAAGTAAGAAGAAGGGGGCAATTTTCTTATCCTTATACGGTTTGTGCAAAAACAGCTATATCGTCTAGGCATTTTGGCACGGATGCTTCAAGGAGTTATGATTTAAAATTGTTGAAAGTGAAAATACCTAATAATTACGATGCTGAGGCAAGAAGTTACGAAGGGAATTGGGTTGGAAAATTTGACGGGTTTCTAAAATGGACTGATAATCCAGCTTGGGTTTATTACGATCTTTGTACAAATACAAGATACGGAATAGGTAAAGGTAAAATATTTGACAAAGATTTAAATAAATGGGATTTATATAAAATAGCTAAATATTGTGATGAATTAGTTGTAAGTAAAACCCCTTATAAGTATGTGCCTGATGAGTTTATTATAAACGAGCATAATCATAACGAAATATTTATAGAAAGAAAAGGTAGAAATTTAAGAGATTTTATGGCCCAATATCCTCCGGTTCTAAATAGCACTTACGTAGAGGTAGATGGTGAAATTGTTTTTGGGTCTGTAGCTCCCAGCGATCTTCCTGATGGTTCATTTGTTTATAATTTTCAAGAAGAAAATGGAGGGCCTCACAATAGTATGATTTTTCTATTCGATTTAGAGGATTCAGATGGAAAAAAAATAAAAACAAATTACAAAAAAATTATTTGGTCCGTAGTCGAAGGCGTTTTGAGAGATAATAATGATTTTACTGTTATTGATGATGATGACTCATTTTCTTATTCAACTCATTATAAAATAACCTTAATAAATGATTTTGGCCCTAGGAAAATTTTTGAAAGAGATAAAACTAGAACATTGTTGGAAGGCTTTAAAAGCAATGTTAGCCAGCAAGGTGATTTACTAGTTGCTTTATCAACAAAAAGCCAGATTGAGAACGCGTTAACTCTAGCGGATAAAAACACTGAGGATGGGGCTAAAGACTATATTTTAAATGAGTATGAGGATAAATATAAATCGCTTGATCCAGAAGGAATTGGAGCTTTTGTGAGAAATGAAGTTAGTAAAAGCATTTTTAGTGGAACTGGTGAAGATGAAGAAGTGCGGGACTCGTTGAATAAAAATAAAAAAATATTTGGCACATGTGTGCCTAGGGCGGAAAATTACAGAGACGCTTTAGAACCTAGATTTTCCGCTAACCTTTTAATAGAAAATGAAACAGAAGCTTTGAAGATACTGGATGATATATCCAGTATATTTAGGGGGATATCTTATTATAAAAATGGATACTTAACTGCAACAGTTGATGTAGATAAAGAGCCTAGTTATATTTTTAATAATACAAATGTAAAAGATGGATTGTTCACTTATTCAAGCGGGAGTTTGGATGGAAATTATAGTGTAGCAAAAGTTTTATATAAGGATAAGTTTAATTTATTTAACGATGAAGTGGAAATTGTTGAAGATCCAGATTTAGTCAAGAATTACGGTATCGTGCCAAAAGAAATTCTTGGTTTTGGGGTTACGTCTAAGGATCAAGCTAAAAGGTTGGGGGTTTGGCTTTTAGCTACAAATCGTTTTGAAAATCAAACTGTAACTTTTACAACTGATATTCAAGGGCTTTTATTAAAACCCAGTGATGTCATACAGATAGAAGATGATTTTAAGAGTTTTATTAGTTTGCAGGGAAGGGTTGTTACGATTAATTACTCAAGTAATTATGTTACAGTAGATAGAAAGCTAGATGTTAATTTAGCTGGGTCAAAAATAAAATTTTTGATGGATAAAAATTATAAGTCTGTAGATGAAATTCAAGATTCTTCTGAATCTTCTGAATTAGATAGAAAAGACATTTTAGAATTAAAAATTGACAGGATAGAAAATAATACTAGTCGGGTGTATATAGATACTGATTATAATTTTGATGGATTTACTTCTGTTTTAGCTTCAACACCTTTTATTATAGAAGATGTTAATAGCAATAAAGTAAATTCTGGGCTATATAAAATAGTAACAATAACAGAAGAGGATATTAATGAATACTCTTTATTCTGTATCAAACATAACCCCGTCAAGTATGAAAATGTTGACAGAGATGAATTGGTTTTTAATGCAAATAGAAAAGATGATATAGTTTCGTTTTCTAGAGCCGATAGCGTAAAAGAATTTGATTTAACTAGACTTGGTTTTGGGGCGGGAGGAGTAGATGACTTTTATACTGTAAGCAGAATACAAGGTGTTATTGATACTTCTGAATGCGATTACGCAATTGTTGAAGATGAGTCTTATATAACTGCAGAAACGGATGCTGGGACTTTTGCTGTTTTGAATATAGATTTTAATGAAATTTTAAGCAGAGTGATATCTAGAGCTGATAAAGATAATTATGACTTACCTTATTACCAAGAAGCTTTATCAATTCTTGAAGATGGTGGCGGATTTTTGTGTAAAATTTTAGCGAAAGGGCAATCTGTGACTTTTAAAATTTCTCAAGACGATCAGAATAAAATTAAAAGTGTATTTTTAGGTAGATATCCTGATGCGACAGCACAACCATTTGTGATTTCTCATGTTTCTGGGATAAAAATATATTTATATAATAAACTAAATCAAATAGTAGATATTAAGGCTTGATATGGAGGCAGTAACAGGAAATATAAGCAATAGTTATGATAACTTTAAGTTTGAGAATTTAAGCCTTGCGGGTAGAGTTAATTCTACTTTTATTGAATCGGCATACCCCGAAGATTATAATTTATCTTCTTTAGCTAACGTTAAAAAAATTAACATAGCGCAAGATTCGTTAATTTTAAATTTTACCATTAAAAATCCAGCTAATGGGAAATCTTATTTTAATACAGCAAATTTTGATCCTAATTTTTCAGGAATCAAAGTATCTGTCTTTACTAAAGACAGGGTTTTGCTGGAAGATGAGTATGCGAATTTAAAGGGCACCTTTTTTAATTTTAATACATCAGAATTTTACAATTTTTTAGATGGCCTTCTGTATGAGAGTACTGGAAATTTTGTATTAACAAATGGTGAAGTGTTGTCCGGGGCTGATCAGTTAAGGGAAGTGTTTTTAGATTTTTCAATTGTTAATTTTGATGAATCTGTAAACGGAACTGGTGATAGCGATTATGCTAGTAATTACAGTGTTTTATTTAATTTTTTGAAGTCAGATGTGACGGGTGTAGAGGTTGTGAGTGAACATCCTTTTATTATAAACCCTTTAGTTTCTAGTTTTCAAAGTTTAAAAGAGCTTGACGTTTTTACTTTTACTGGTGATTTTACAGGTGATTTTAATAAAATATCCGATCAAGTTCTGGTTTCTAAGACTGTATCTTTCCTGCAAGAAAATAATAAAAGTCAAAAATTTGTAGAACTTTCAGTCCCTAAAAATCTAAACCCTTGGTCTTCTTATTCTTACCCTTTTGGTTACTTAATAATACCCAGAGATTATTATAGTACAGGTAATTACTATTTATCGCCTACTTTAAAAAAGAATATATACGAAAATTATACTTACATAGATAAAATTCAAGATATAACGGGGTCTATATTTAAATCTCAAAACAAGTATGACAAAGATTTACAATTAGACGCTTTTGTTAAGTGGCAAACGCCTAAAATAGATAAAAGATTAAGTTTTGAAACTTTTATTAATGAGTATGGTGATGATTATATTTCAGGTAATGAAAGTAATAGCTCATCTTACATTTTAACTTCTAAAGCTGCTAAAATACAAGGCATTAGCTCGATTGTTTATGGAACTGGAAGTGGGAAAGTTTCAAATCTTTATAAAGATAATTACTATTCAGGGTTAGATTCGAGTGGTGTTTTTAGCGCTTACGGAGATTCGGGGATAAAATGGTCAGATCATACTTTATTTGTTGATAATTATGGTTCTTTACCTTTAGGGGAATATCCTTCGGGTAGCGGTGTGGAAATATTGAGTGAAATTAGAATTGCTTCTGGTTATTTAGATTCTACTGAACTATATTTGATATACGCTCATGATACAGGAACAAACAGTTTTGTTTTTTTACCTACGGGGGGTAAATATGAAAATAGTGTATACACAGGGACTTATAGTGGTCAAAAATACACTGGTGAATATTTAAATCCTGAAGATTATCCTCCTTCTGGTTTTAGTGGGTTGTCTGGGCATTCTCCATTAAAAATAGATTTTGAAACAGGTACGTTAATGGCTAAAAGGATAACAGGCGTTACTGGAGAAGTGGATTTTGTTTTTTCTCAACATGAGTCTTTTGTTAAATTTCCTGTTAAGCCTAATAAAAATTACGAAGTAAAAGTTAGAGCGGTGTATGATTCAACAGCTTATTCTGATTTTTCAGATTCACTTTTATTTACTTCAGGTCAGATATTAAATAATGTAGAAGAAATTTTTTCTGGTAAATATGTAGTAGCTGGTTCAGGTACAAGTGGTTTTATTCCTTATTTCAGCGGCGATGATTTAATATATGATTCTGTTATTTATCAAAATGAATCTGGTGATATAGGTGTTGGTGTAACCGGCGATTATATAAGTGGTTTAAAAGAAGATGTTTCTGTTTTTCATTTAAGTGGTTATGACTTATTTGTGGATGATGGTAATTTTGGGGTTAATACTACAGAACCTGCTTTTCCTTTAGATATCAATGGTTCTGGCTTAGCAAATGTAATTGGTAGAATTTCTGCTCCAGAGGCATATGATTCTTATTTTCAATTACATAGTTCTTTTGGTAGTGGTCCTATTACGGGCCCAATTACTTGGAGTTTATTTAATGAAGCTTCGGATTCTGGAGATTTTAAATTAAAAAATGATAACGGAACTCATTTCGTAGTAGAATACACTGGTAGAGTTGGTGTTAACAAATTAAGACCTTCTGGGCAATTGCACGTTGGTGGAGACATATATGTAGATATAGTTTCAGAAGATCAAAACGCAGATAAAGTTTTAACATGGGATGCTGATACTAAATTAATTAGTTTTTCTACTTCTGGTTTGAGTGGTGGTGGAACTGGAACTTCTGGTACAAGTGGGACTTCTGGAACAAGCGGTACTTCTGGATCAAGTGGGTCAGATGGTACTGATGGGACAAGTGGGACTTCTGGCACAAGCGGAACTTCTGGATCTAGTGGATCAGATGGTACTGATGGGACAAGCGGGACTTCTGGTACAAGTGGAACTTCTGGTACAAGCGGAACTTCTGGCACAAGTGGAACTTCTGGTACAAGCGGGACTTCTGGCACAAGCGGAACTTCTGGAACTAATGGGTCTTCTGGAACTAATGGGTCTTCTGGAACTAATGGGTCTTCTGGAACCAGTGGTACATCAGGATCTAGCGGTTCTTCTGGTACTAGTGGTACATCAGGAACTAGTGGCACTTCTGGCACAAGCGGTACTTCAGGAGTTAGTTCTACTTATGTTGGAACATCTAGTACTTCTATAAATTTATCAAGTTTATCAGTAAACGCTCAAACCACTTTAACGACAAGTGCAGGATTAAGTTACACAAATGGACAATCTGTGCTTGTTTCTCACAACTCTAGCAATCGTTTTGATGGTTACGTTGTTTCGTATAACATAAATAATGGGTCTTTAACTTTAGAAGTTATTTCAATTACTGGTTCTGGTACTTATTCTTCTTGGGATACAAATTTAAATGCTGCAGCCGGTCCTTCTGGTACATCTGGAAGTAGTGGCACTAATGGATCTTCCGGCACTAATGGATCTTCTGGTACAAATGGTACTTCTGGCACAAGTGGATCTTCTGGTTCTAGTGGATCTTCTGGTTCTAGTGGATCTTCTGGTTCTAGTGGATCATCTGGTTCTGGTGGATCTTCTGGTTCTAGCGGATCTTCTGGTTCTAGTGGATCTTCTGGTTCTAGCGGGTCTTCTGGCACAAGCGGAACTTCTGGCACAAGTGGAACTTCTGGCACAAGTGGATCTTC